CAACGAGCACGGTTCCGGCTGGTGGGCCAAGCCTGAAGTGGCCATCTTCCGTCATCCCGCGATGGCGAGGGCGCTTCGGATGTGCCTCGACAGGCAGGTCTACCACTGCAGCCGCAACTACAGCGTGAAGCAGCTTCGCTATCGCGACGCCGTCGTCGTGACAGCTGAGACTCGAGTGCTCGAGCTCATGAAAGACATGAGCGAGGATAACAAGGCCGACTTCCTCTTCGTTCCCTGGCTTCCGCCTCATCACCAGCACCAAGCCAACATGCTCTCGAGGCGCGACAAAGCGGAGCGTGGACCCGTCTGGCTGGACGACGACCTGATCCGCAATCGGGACTACTTCTTCCGGCAGTACCAACAGTACATGGACGCCGTGATCGAGTGCCCTCTGCCCCACGTGGCCTACTCTGACGTAGGCTACGCTATCGGCGAGGCTCATCGTCACGCTGAATCCTTGTTTCAGTTCGTGATGACGTGGCTCGAGAAGAAGCGCCGCAACCGAGCTATCGCAAGCACCGACTACCACATCGCGCGCTGCGAGCACGTTCTCCGTTCGAGAGAGCGTGAAGTGAAGAAGCTGCGAGACGAGTACGACCGCAAGCGGAACAGGCACCTCAACCCTGAGCCGCAGGCGACCGACGACGACTCCAACTGCTAATCTCCCCAACCCAGAACACCCATGCTAGAGAACTACGACCTGGTCCCCCAGGACGACGGCTTCTACGTCTACGAAGCCAGCATCACGGCTCAGTTCGACATCCGTGCCCGAGGCACGGTCGAGCTGCAGCCCAAGTGGAGCAAGCACAAGCTTGTCCTCTCCGCTGCGACCATCGACGAGGCTACCGCCAAGGCGCATCACGCTGCGCGGTATCTCACGGAACGTGACTTCGCCTGCGACGGCGATGTCGTCAACTTCCGTGTCACCAGCTGCGTCGTGCAGCACAACGTCGGCGAACTGTGATCCTCACGTCACAGGATACGGTGCTCATCGCTTCTAAGCGACGGGCGCTCATCGACGACCTCTCCGCCGTCGGCCGCCTCTCAGCTCTTGAGCTGAAGCGTCTGATCGTTGAGGATCTGGCCACGCACGACCCTGAGCAACTCAGGGAACGCGTGTTCTCGGAGCTCGGTTTCGACTCGCTGACCAAAGCGCTCCGCAACGGAGCGATCTCCGTCACCGCGACCGAGCACGATCACTCGGGCCAGACCTTGTCTGACCTTCGCGTCATCAACTTGCTGCGTCAGTGGCTTGGCTGGTCGGCGTTTGAGCGTATCATCGTCACCCACGACCGTGGGTGCAACGTTGACACGATCGAACCCGTCCTCAAGCCGCGCGACGTCTACGCGGGCAACCCGCGACTCATGATGTACGCCTATCGGCAGGCGATGGCCTACTGCCACCTTGGCTACTACCTTAACAGGGGTAGGCTCCACACGCTGTTCGTCCGCAACGAAGGCGACGAGCAGCTTCGGATGCGCTTCGCTCACCGCGAGGCGTCCTACGGCGTGTCGCTGTACCTGTTGAAGAACATGGCTCCCATGTTCTTTAACCTGTACAACAAGGATCGAGGCGACCTCCTCGGTCACGTTGAGCATATCTGGAACTTCTCCGACGAGAAGCCCGACATGCCCAAGAACTACGGCTCTCACCTCCGCGACGTCATCGACGAGACGGAGTGGGACCGGGGCTCTCCGCTTCCCGACCTGTGCGAACACCTCTTCGTGCCCGACTTCATGATCGAGCACCATGAGATGCAAGACGCGCTGGACGCGATGATGAAGCTCCTCAACTTCAAACGCTCCAAACATGCCTGACTACGTCGTGCATGCAGGACCCGGCTGTGGTAAGTCCACGCTGATGAAGAAGATGCCTGGCACCTTCTTCGATCCTGAGGACTGCCCTCAAGCAGTTCACGAGCGACACACTCCGAGCCACCCCTTCTTCAAGGTGTGGGACCGGAAGCCGTGGCGCAAGAACTACGAGGGCTGGGAAGCCGACCTCGAGGCACTAAACGACCG